CATTGTGGGTAAACCTGTTGTTCAAGAGCTGAAATACGTTGCGCAAGAGCGTCAAGCTGCGCAGACAACCCGGCGACCTGTCCTACGCCGTGAGTGTGCGAAACAGCAGCAAAGTCTGCCGCGTTGAAAGTGATGATGTCGCCACAGCCTACCAGATCCAGAGGAGTGTGCTGGTGGTCGATCATTGCTGCGCCAATCGAGGTCGGACTGATAGCATCTGCCTGACCAACAGCATGTGTGCCTGCGTGAGGCGCTGCGATGGCTAGGATCTTGCGGACAAGACCAGTCTTGAGCTTGGTCCAAAGTGAACCAGTGGAAGCGTCGATAGCCAGTTCTCTGACTGCGACATCTGACGGACTTGGGGTTTGGCCGTCGTTTACTTTATTATTCAACAGAATAGTTGGCATGGCTTTCATTTAGCACTAACTCAAAACAAATCAAGCCGCCGGATTGGACGGCGGCTTGATGTGCATCTAATCAACTAAATCGAGCAAGGCTCAACACTGGTTATTACGCCGTCAGTACCCCATGTATAAGAGGTGTTGTCGCTAGTGTTAACGAACCCACCTCCGGAAGAATAGTTCACTCCATAAGTGTACACAGTTCCTTCGTAAAGGAATCCAGTTACATGGTTGCCTACAGCCAGAGTGCTTTCAACGGTATACAATTCCAAAGGAGATCCTGGGGAATTGCATGTTCCAGAAAAGCCCGGCCAAGTTCCACCGCCACCACCACCGCCACCACCACCACTGCCCTCGAACGTGCCGCCGTCCAGGGTGCTGTTCTCAGTGAGAATCACACCCGAATCGGTAGGAACAGAACCAGCGCCAATCAAGCCGCCGGTGATCGCGACGTTGTCTGCATTCTGTGCAGACATCGTGCCCAAGCCAGCAATCGCGCTTTCTGCGCTGGAGACGCGGGAATCAAGGTTCTGACCTTCGAGAGTCGAAACGCGGCCACTTACTCCGTCGATGTTAGATTGAAGCGAGCTAGAAGCTGAACTAACAGCGGTGCTCACCTTGCTGTCCACTTCAGCGGACGAATCAACACTCAGATTCGAGCGGGAAGCCGCCGCGTCAGCGAGGTCGCTAAGGTTCGCGGAGATCTTCAGGGACGCATCAGCACCAGCCTGTGCAGTGGCAGCAGCCGAAACGGCGCTGTCGGCAGTGGACTGGGCGGCGTCAGCGGCGGCCTGTGCGGTAGCGGCAGCAGATACTGCGCTATCAGCGGTGCCCTGGGCAGCGTCGGCTGCGCTCTGAGCGGCTACAACGTCTGTCTGAAGAGTGTCAACTTCGCCTTCAGCAGTTGAAAGACGGGAATCAAGATTCTGGCCTTCCAGCGTGTCAACGCGGGAGGAAACGCCAGCAATGCTAGATGCCAGTGCGGTTGCAACGTCTGAGCCAGCAGCCAGCGCGTCAGCAATTTCCTTCAGGGTGTCGAGCGTGGCAGGACTCCCGTTAATGAGGGAAGCGATTGCCGAATCCGTGTAGGAGTCAGAAGCGGTCTTGGAAGTCGCAATCTTGCTGTCAACTTCTGCGCTGCTATCAACACTGAGGTTAGTGCGAGCCGAAGAGACACTCGCCAAGTCGCTCAGGTTCGACGCGCTTTTGAGCGATGCATCAGCACCGGACTGGGCAGCCGCTGCTGCCGTCGTCAGCGTGTCAAGAGCGTCCTGAAGGCCAGTGACATCAGAGATGACATGGGTGTGTACCGCACGAGCAAACGCGGCAGCACTCTCGAAGCTGAGAATCGTACCGTCATTCTTTTTAATGAACAACTTGCCATCGGCAGTGTTCAGGGCGATTTGGCGCAGAGGCAACTCTGCGGACGTTGGGATAACGCCAGCCGTGGCGCTATATTTGAGCAAGAACTGATTAGCCATATTGGTTTTTATTTACTACGGTTACCCGGGGAAAGTTAGATCTGAGGAGGAGCAAATGAGCCGTCTGGCTGCTGAATCCATCCGATGTCACAAAAAACATCCGTTACATTCAGCAAACTGGTGTTAGCATGAGGCGTGTATGGAGTAACTCCATCCCAGCGGATGAGGTTCAATACAACTTTTGTTAAGTCGTCTAAAATTGCGTATCTCATTTTTTAGAAATAGGTTGTTACAACAACAATGCCGTCTGCTCCATTGCCGCCTGCGCCAGAGTTACCAACGGAATCAAGCCCTGCGCCGCCACCACCACCTGCGCCCCCGTAAGTGCCGCCATTGCCGCCGTTACCAGCATTACCAGTAACGCTAGACCCTCCGCCTGCTCCAGCACTGCCAGCGGCAGCAAAATTTGCAACAACATTTGGAGCAGTTCCTCCGTTGCCTCCTATGATGCCACCTGTGGCAGTTCCTCCAGACAGCCAAGAACCAAGTGCAGTTCCACCATTTCCTCCTATAAATCCAACTGTTGCGGAGATTGGGAGACCGCCTCCGCTTCCACCGCCTGCTCCTGCTGGGTTGCTGTTTGTGCCACCTGTGCCAGCACCGCCGCCGCCGGCAGACCCATTTGCACCCTGAAACATGGCGCGAGCACTTGCCGATGCGCCGGCTGGACCACTTGCGGTTGTAGCAGCTCCGGCTCCACCTCCACCAGACACTTGAATCCAAGTGCCAAACGAAGAGTTTCCTCCAGTAACGCCAATGTTTCCATTTGTGGTGTTAATAGACACAGAAGCGCCGCCAGTCCCTCCACTACCAACAGTAACAGTTTCAGTTGCACCAAGCAGTGTAGCAGAGATATTGCGGAAAGAATACGATCCACCGCCGCCACCGCCGCCACCTGATGCCTGAGATGCGACACCGGCTTTTCGCCCAGATCCACCGCCACCGCCGGCAGAGATTACCACTACATCCACGGCAACCGCCCCAGCAGGCTTCGTCCATGTGCCGCTCGAAGTGAATGTCTGAACAATTGTCGCCGCTGGCACACCTAAAGCGGTTCTTGCAGCAGCGTTGTTGGCTGACTGCATGAAAGAGTCAATGTCTGCGGAAACCGTAAGATTTGGCATGGCTAGGGTCGGATGTAGATTGAGGTGCCGTCAGGGCGTCTAAACTGAGATGTCCCGTCGGAACGCAGGTAAGTGAACACAACGACAGGAGGCACTCCACCAGCCGTTGCAGGAGTCTTGGACCGGCGCCTAGACAGGAAGCGGATCATTACAGCCCGATGCCTTGGAGGATGTGAAGCGAGCCAGGGCCGGCAGGAGAGATGAACGACACCGTGTCATCGTCCTGATCCTTGCCAATGGAAACCTGTGAACCAACTAGCACCGGGTAGCCAGAGGTCGTCGCAGGAGCGCCGCTACCGGCTGTTCCAACGCGAACATACACAATGGTCGAGCCAAGGTTAGTGAACACAATCGACTCAGACGTGAGCCCTAGTGTCACAGAGGCAGAAGTAACATTCGGCGTAACAGTGACGCCAAGGCTGTAAGCGGGTTGAAAAGCGAGTCCCATAAATTTAATAGTTATCCAACACGATACCAATTGCTCAGAATTGGTTCAAATTTCATCAGGAAGAAACCGTTTGCAGCCAGCGAAGTTGGTGCACCAATCACGTTTGCGCCGTTGCCAAGCACAGTAAGTGTTCCAACAGATTGGGTGCAATTGACTAGCACTTCCTGTCCTTCCTGAACATTAATAAGCGCCGGCAGCGTGATTGAGCCAGTGGCAAAACCCGCTGTGGGCGTAATAACTAGCCATGCGCTTTCGCTTTCAGCGGCAACCGCTACAGACCAGCCGGTCGCAGAAGGGGCAAAGTATTGAATGGTTTTTCCACCAATGATGCCACCACCGCCACCAAACTCCTCTGTAGCATTGATGATGTAGTCGTAAACGGCTTGGGCAAGAACCCGGTAGTCCTGTCCATTGACGTTGACGGCAAAATTGGTCGATGCCGTGACCGTGTCGATTAGTGAGAGGCGTTCAATGGACATACTAGGAGTTCCTGAAAAGAATTTGGCCGTTAGGCTGCACTTGTACTGGATCTAAATTTGGCACGTCTACAAATACACGCTCTGTGCGCTTGTATCCAGCCCCAAGTGGCAAGGTTTTATCGTACTGCAACTGAATCGGAGCCGCTGCTTGAATCAAAAGCTGATCATATGTCAACTTCGCGCTTGCCTTGGTATCAGGTGATACCGCCTTGCCGTAAGAAGGCGCCAAACGAACTGCCAAATTGAGCACTAGAGCCTCGTTAGCCTGCATGGGCGTATCAACCTCTTGGTCGATGTTGCTGTCCTGCGGGTTTAGGGGCAAAGGATACCCAATGCGGATGTTCTTGAGATACCAAGAAGCCACCATCAGATCAAGGCGCCTCAGTGCGCTCTCTAACTGATCTGCGGTCAGATCAAAGATGTACGATGCAAGGCCCATCTCCTCGAAGGCTTGCTCAATGATCTGTTTCTTGGTGTATCCCATACTATTTAACGAGTGCCTCG